GTATTTACCTTTTATGTACCATAATAAGATTCTAATTCACCTAATACAATATTCATGCACATTAATTGAAACCGAGATAAATCATATTGATTATCTTCCATCATAGAAATGGCCTCAATAAGAGAATCACAATTATTATCGACACCATATTGATTAACGATATTCAATGCTTCATTATAAGTGGTTATTCCGATCATTATATCTCCTTATTGATTCAAAAACTGTGTGAACCGATTATCAAAACTCTCATAATTACCATTTTCTTCGGACCATATATCATAATCCTCTGTTTTATCGCCATTTTCATCTTCTCCGAATAATGGCTCATTATTCATTATGTAATTTTCATATACATTCAATGCCGACATAATCACGTCCAAATCAGTATGGGATAATACCAATTCAGTTTCGATACCATTAATGGTATCGAATTCGATACCATTAACCAGTTTAACCATTTTAATCATATTATACTCCAATTCACTCCGTTAACCAATCAAATACCAAAATACCGTTTGGATAATGCCTTATTCCGTTTAGGCTTAATAACCGTAACCCGTTTACCGGATAATAGAAAATCAATATGTGCCTGTTCAGAGATAATCAGTTTGGACTCATTATGCTTATAATCAGTCACAATAACTGGATTACCATTAAGATTAAGTGGTGCATATACAGGTTGATTAACCGATTCACATTTAGCATTATAAATTGCTTTATTCAATTCTGCCAATTGTTTTTCTAATTCAATAATGGATAATGGTAGACTTGCGTTCATTATAATACCGTCCTTGTTTCCTGATATGGATGGATTATAACCGAAAACCATGGAGTAGGTCAACCAGTAGTCCAGCAAACCGGTCAAGTATCCGATCGGCTGTTGTATGGAAACAACATCGGAAAATAGTGTTGTTCCTACGCAACAGCAGTCGCAAGCTGTGGATAACCTGTGAATAAGTCTTTTGGAGTGTAATGAGAATCATTCGCAACCAGGCAGGAAACCGTTTCACTTAGTCTGAAGGTGCGATTCCGGCAAAATTTTCCGAAAGTTGGCAAGCGTTTTTCGTAGGTTTTCGTTGTTTTTTTGATACTTTTTGAAAATTTTTTGCTTGCCTTTGAGGTTTATAGTATGTTATAATGGTCCAAACGTTTTCCGCCGGCACTTTCAGGAATGGCAGGCAGCCTCCGTGTGCATCCCGCTTGGCTTCGAATCTGGGTCCTATTATACCAGAACCAGAGGTACCGGCAAGCCCCTCTGGAATACTCCAGCAGTCCGGTCGAGAATTCCTGAGATGGTTGCCGATCGGCCATGGATCGGTTATAATTCATCCATACTAAACGAACAAAGGAACAGAAAATGTCATACACTCTCCTCTCCGTGCGTGAAGCCGAGCAATCCTTCGAGGAAATGCTGGACGAATGTAACCCAGTCCTCCGCATAGGGGCGCTGGAATTCTATCCATCCGAGGTGCTCCGCCGCCTGGACTATACCGCCTACCGCGAGGACTTTATCCTGTACTGCGACAGCCTGGCAGAGAATGGCATATACGTGAAAGACTATACCGACGACCAGATGGCGCCAGAGGAAGTGGAAGAGGAGTAAGCTCGGCGAAGCCTTCCATTATAGCACTCCATGGAGGTCCTGTCAAGGGCCCTCCAATAACACTACCGCCAGGTCGAGTATTCCAAAAGTCCTTGACGGATTCCCTGGTTCTGGTATAATAGAGCCATCTTAAACAAAACAAAGGAAAGAAAATGCAAAACCAACTGACTGTAGCACAATTGATAGCCATCCTCCAAGCACTGCCTAACCAGAATGCCTTGGTGGAAATGGCAATGAACCAAGAGTACCAGCAAGCCGTGGAAGCCGATGATATCCACGTGTGGTCCGAGGAACTGGTTATCATAGGCGAATAACACTACAGTCCGGTCAAGTATCGCTTGCAAATTCCATCCACTTCGGTTATAATCCATCCATGATGCAAATAATTAAAGACCTATTCCAAGCCGCAGTGATTGCCATGTTAATCGGTGGTCCAGTTTTCTTTTACATCCTCTTCCAAATGAAACCCTAAGGAGTACATTATGTCCAAATCTGTTCGCTTCTCTTATAATGACGTTAATGTGGTCACCAATGACCTAATCGAATCCATTCGGATAATGAATGATAATCGTGGATATGACCGCACGGATAATGCTAACTACACCTTAGGCTATATCCAATCATTATTGAATAGCCTTATAGCGGATATGCCTGTAACCAAACAGCACCAGATTATCGCTGATTTGGCAAAGCATACGGAATCCAAATTGAAAACGGCAGGAGTATAATATGGATAATCGGTTTAAACTCATGGTAATGGCTCTCATGGATAATAATCAGGAGGCAGTGGTATTATTGGAATATAAAATGACCAAATCGGTGGTTAATCGGAGAGTATATACGGAGAGAAAATAGGACCATTATAACATAATCGGAGGCTGGTGGCAAGAGCCACTGGCGTTTTCAGCAGTGTTTCGGACAGCAGTTGGTGGGGGCCGGTTGCCGTCTGGTGGGCGTCATGTAAGCAAATTTCGCCACCAGGTCAAACTCTTTTTTTCTCTATTTTATTTTTTCCGGTTTTTTTCGCCGGAACGATTTTCTCCGGAACAAAAAAGTCCTCCAGTGACGAAAAAGGTAATTCCGTCTTTTTCTTCCTAGGAATTTTTTCTCGGACCGGTTTCTCTCCAGGACCCTCGTCATCATCCAGAGGTACGTCTAGTGGCTGGCAGTAATAGTCCTCGTAAGCCTCTCTGGTTGTCTCCTCCCACACATACTCAGCACCTACAGATTCTTGGAAGGCCATCCATGATTTAATGTCGTAACCTCTACAGAAAATCTTAAAGCTGACTTTGGTCATAGTAACCGTTAAGACATAGTAAGAGTCACGATTAAATTTAGAGGTTAAGGGCATGTTGCTCATTTAATTCATCCAGAATTTTTCTCAGGGTTTCGTTGGACGGATTCGTTCTTAATATCATTTGATAGATAACATCTCTGATATCTGGTCTTTCTCTCCAGGTACCCACTAACCATCCAGTAGGGTTTCTTACACCCATAATACTATCTTTATTCTGTACATAGACAAAATTGGATAAGGATACATCGACACCACTGTCCCACAGTTCTGCGGACTTTTTATTCATGAAGTCTCTAAACTCTCGGTGAGTACCAGTGATAACGTAGTATTTCCCGTTCATTTCTTCTTGGGTTGGGACGGTTTCAGTCTCTCAGTAATAACCTTAGAGGTACCAGTCTTTTTGTCAGTGAACTTAGTGGTCTTGAATCCACCAGACTTATTCTTGTAGGTTTGTTTCTGTTTAGTTGCCATATAATCTATTCTTAATGGTTAAAATTTTTCTTCTACGATTCTCAGGAAGTTTTCTCATATCCTCTACCCAATTGAGCATACTCACAAGTTTATCTTGTGAATCTACAGGACCATGTATCTTTACATAGGTCCTAGTATAATACTCAATATCAGATACCGTAATCATTTCTCTTGGTTTTTTCTAATTAATTGTGTTTGACTATCTGGAGTGACAAATAATCTTGCTGCAATAATCTTGTTATATGTTGCAAAGTCAGTTCGTTGAGTAAATTCAATATACTTACCTTCTAATAACTTGTGTGCTATTTGTAAAGCTAAATCATGTTTGATTTTATCTTTGTCAATAAGTTTGTCTTCAAGTAAACTTTGATTAATGAACAGTTGAACCGTCAGCATCTCACCTCTGATAGAAATTGATTCTTGTTGTGGTTGTGGTCCTGGCCAAGGATATGCATTTACACTGATTGAGGGAAGTGGACCGGTTGACGAGAGACTATTACTACCGACAGCACCAAGTGTTGTAGTGGCAGATAGTTTTGTTCCAGGTGAGTTGATGCCTATACCGATACTGTCAATATTTAATGTAGTCGCCTCTCTTGGTGTATGAAGTATGCTATCCCACGAACCAGATAAATCGTTTGTTATTGCCATTAATAACTCCATCCTTTTTCTTTGTACTTGTCGATTCTTCTCTTAGGAACATTTAAGTTTTTTGTATTAACAACTAGTTTCTTGTTTTTAATGGATCGCCATTGATCCATCGAGACATACAATTGGTCCTTAAAAATGTCATAGTAAGGCATACAGTGAAGAAAATCAAAAGACTTGCGTGCTTTCTCATAATCAGAAAGTGTTATAAATTGCATTCTGTTTTTGAGAGTGATGGCATTTGGTGTTTCATAGAAACCAGTTGCATCAAAGACACCACCATATTCTGAACCAACATCATCAGTCATAATATCTTTGGCTTCGTCTTTGATTAACATGGCCAAATCGTGAATAGGAAAAACATCTCTGCACCAGAAGTCATAGTCCTTTACTTTTTCTCCATGGTATAAGGACGATATGGAACCTCCAGAGAGTATCAGTTGTTGTGAAAAACGTTCACGGACAGCAAAACGAAAATCATTAAGTAACCTAGTAACCGACATTTTAACCTTCAACTTCAGGTCTTTGCATTCCTCTTGGAATAACTGAGACTCTGGTTTGTCTCTGTTCAGAGCCGCTTTCATTCGTTCCAAGTTACTGATTAGGTCAAACGGTGTTCTGGTTATCAGAGGTTGGTGTGCTTGGTGTGGAATTACTTGCATGTGCAGTTACGTCCTTGGTTACAGTTACCGGTGCAGGAGTCCTTGGAAACCTTGGAAAACCAGGAATTAATCCTCGAAAACAGCAATGATATCTTCTTCTTTAATAATGTAAAACTCATCTTGATCCACCTTTGATTTGGTTGCCTTGTTCCAGTTGGCCAGTATAACATCTCCAACTTTTACGTCAAGTACTTCTGCGCCAACTGCAAGAACAATACCACGATTGGCTTCTTGTGGATCGGCACTGGACAAAACAATACCACTTGATGTCACGGTTTCTTTTTGTACCAACTCAATGATAACTCGGTCTTTTAATGGTGTAATCATAATTTTCTTTCTGTTTTTGTTGCGTTGCAACATTTATTAGTATAAATACTAATATCGTTACTACTAGGGTGGTTAAAATGTTTGCTTATCTTGCTAAATTAATTCAATTCTTTTCTGGTGATCGCACCAGCAATTTGGACCTTTATTTGAAATCAAAAAATGTCCAAAACACTGCTGAGATTGACTATTGGGTTCGTCAATGGGAAAAACACCAGCGTACTGCGTTCTTCTGATTTTACTCAGCTAGAAACGCTGGGCCAGGTTTATTCTGGCCAGCAACTTCCACATAATTTTCTGCAAGGCGTTGAGCCTCGTAAAAATTAAATGCATTGGTTACATGTGACAAACGGCCGTTGACATAAAACTCAACACGGTACATTCCATTGTGTTCCTGTAATACATCGGTGCGTTTGCCATTTAATTGATATGACATAATTACATTGTTCATAAAATTCCTTAAGCAACTAGTCCAATGAAACGGTTCAAGACCACTCGATTGGATTTACGATTATTGTTAAATTTGGAGAATGCAGAAACGAAACCACGAGTAGTTGCATTTTCTTTCACTTCAAACTCCGCATCTTCTTCAGTATCCAAACCTTCTGCATATAATAGGTAATACTCATCATAACCTTCAGAAGTAACAACTTGGTACTTATTATTACGGAAGTTTCTCTTGTATTCATCTTGTTCAGATGAACTTTTAGTGTCCGTAAAATTATTAATTTGATTATTATAATCCCGACCAGAAAGAATGTAAAAACCAATAACATGAGCATTGGTTCTATATTTCAACAGTTTAATATAAGCACTGGTTAATTCACGAGACCAACCTTCTTTAACATGTTCTTCATGTTTAGTAACTGGATCACGAATAACCATTGTGGCCTTTTCCATTTTTTGATAATTGTGGCGACCATAATTATCATAGGTGTACAATGATTTTTGGCCATCACCATCAGTCAAGAAAACTGTGTTTACAATTTGCAACCGATTCTTTTTACGGAACTCAGGTACAATTTCCATAGCAGCAACCACAGCTTCGTTCAAAGGAGTACCAGACAAACCAAACCAATCAGGTTTAATTGTATATCGTTTGGTAAACGCCAACAAAGCGGCTGCAGCATACGAATATTCTGATGCACCCATTCTACTTGACAAAAGATTCATCAATGAAAATTCAATCAAAACCATGTCATTATTTTTAGGCACAGGTCTTGGTGATTTGTCATAAGCCTGAGTAAAAGCATAAACCTCGTAAGGAATATTAACTTTCTTACAGAACATAACCAAGTTCAACAACTGGCGAATGGTATTATCCATATAAGTGTGCATTGAACCAGACCAATCGATAAACATAACCAAGCCATGTGACTTGCCGTTAGGTACAACTGAAATCTTCTTAAAGATATCTTCATTAAAACCATAAGAATAAATTTTGGACATATTCAGTTCACCAGTTTTAGCAACTGATGCACGTTTCATTTGATCCGCATTCTTACGTAGTTCAAATTCTTTCACCAAATAACCAACAACCTTTTTAGAGTCTTCACGCATTTTTTGGAAAGCCTTGACATCAATACCTTGAAGATCACCACGGCCTTGCATAGCATACATGTGGACTTTGGTTTTAACATCCAAGCGATGACGAGCCCACAAAATTTTGTGGTCTACGATAATATCATTGACGTTGAGCTTAGGAACATTACCGTAATGGTATCTTTTACCATCATTGGAAAACAATCTGTGTTCATTTCTACGGAATGAATTATCGGTATGTGAAACCGGTTGATTTGTGTTAGAGCCGGAGTTTCCGGCAGCACCATTTTGTTCACCCTTATTACTTCTACTTTCTGGAGCCGATGATTCTTGATTAGAGTTTCCAGAAGATTCTTCATTCTTTGATTCACCTTCAGTGTCTTGTCGCTCAGATTTTTGACCTTTGTCACTAGGTTTACCATTAGGTTTATCAGTTTTTTGTTCAGTAATCTCAGTTTCAATCTCATTTCCGTCTTCATCATACTCATAATCGTCAAAATTTGTTTTTTTCGAGCGTTGCTTTTCTTCTTCCGTCATTTGGTCACAGATTTTTTTAGCAACGGCAATGACATCATCATAGGTTACAGTGTTTTCCACTTCGTCCAAGATGATTTTTTCTTCATCCGTAAACAAAATGCCAAGGTCAACACCACCTTTGCAGTACAAATTGATGCGGTCAATGAAGTTTAGTGCATTTAAATTTTGACCTTGGGTGCCAAAAAAGTCTTTTGCAAGTAAATCCTTGTATGCACGAATGAAGGATTGACGCAAACCAGGATATTTGTTCTTGATTTTACGCTCAATACGAGAATCTTCAACAACATTCAGTACGGACATAGACATTTTTTCTTCAAATGCCTTTTTAAGACCGTCCAAAGGAGTATAAAGTGCGTGGCCAACTTCATGACCAATGAAAAGGTCGTATTGGTCGTTGGTAATTTCTTTGTTTAGAACAGGAATAGTCAGAATACGATTTTCCACATCAAAAGAAGCAGTGGAAACATTGCGTTGTTCGATATGGAGATTTTCGGTGGCCATAAGTTTGGCCAAAAGTGACTTAGATTGTGTTAGTTCCATAATATGTCCTAAAGAATATGTATCTATTATACATTAATTCCAAAGATTGTCAATAAGTGTTGTATTTTTACAACTAAATTTCGGTAATATAGAGGCAACCGTCTTTAACTTCAAGATTTAATTTGGTTCCTTCTACCCATCCAGTAATTTCAATTAGTTCTGGAGGAAAAGTAAGAATTCCATCGCCGGATCCGTCAGGAGCATCTTCAATAATTGCTGGCCAAGAGCGGTCATTCATATTGATGTTTAAGTTTTTCATAATTTTCTTGGTCCTGCTCGAATTGAGTGAGATTGGCCCACATTTTAGTGACTTCAATAAGACTTTTGACTGCTTCTTGGTCGACTTTAAGTGGTTCCATTAAACGGTGGTCACTTTGCGCTGAAAATTCTGTCATTTTATGCATCTCCATTCAAAAAATGCGACAAAGTTCGCTTATGCTTTTCTTTCCGTGCATTAAAAACGACAGGTTTATGCACTTGAACTGGTTTTATTGGTGTTCGACACACCGGACGTTGTAGTTTTACTGTAAAATTAAGTTTTTTCATTATCGCCTCATGTTTGAAATGTCTTTTGCTTGTTCATCCGTAAAAACCGGCACCGCATTGCTCTTATGCATGGTTGCAATACCTTTCATTGCAGTTCCTGTATAGACTTTTGGTGCAGATTTTGTGGCTGTGCCAAGTCCTGAGTTTAAAGATTCGATTTTACGAGTTTCCCGAACAAAAACGCCAGTAACCACTGGACTTTTGATTGCAGGACGCTGAGTAAATTTACTCAATGATTTTGGCTTCATATCTTCAATGGATTTTAACCATGCATCATACTCTGCCTGCTTAGCTTTAGGCATTTTGCGTTTTTTGGACTTTGGAATACTACCGTGAATAAACATAAAATCTCCGTACAAGATTTGTATTATACAGAGATTGAATGTTTTGTCAAGCCATGTGTTGTTTTTTTACAACACTATCGTCTTTGGCGTTTAGGTTCGGAATACCAGTCGGATTCATATGAATCAAAATATTTTGATTGTTTTTTTGATTCTCTCTGTTTGTCTCGCTTTTTACGTTCATATGTATTCTGTTTGAATTCATAATCATCGCTGTAGTCTCTTTCAGGGCGAAACTTAGCTACAAATTTTGACACTTACTAACTCCTATTAAGGTAACATTCCAGGAAAGGCTTCTTTAACAAATTTATAATCCAGACCACGGACACCTAAGTCTTTATTGAAAATACCAATAACAACTTCAGCCTCTCTAGGTTCCAGGTTCTGGAGATACTCTACGAGTAATTGATTACGCTTTTGTGGTGTGAGTTTTTCTGCGGTTGGATCACCTTTACGGAACATATACAGTTTCCGAATTTCGGTAGTCAACTGTGCATAACCCATTCCAGGAGGAACTTCTTTAATTTGATAACCCTGAGGAACTTCGTGGTGTAACCACTCATATTGTGGATGAAATGCCAATTCTAAAACTTGAGTCATTAATTTAGAAACATTTCTTTGCAATACCGCTAGTCGTTCCTTTTTATTTTTGGCCAATTCAAATTCGTCAAAAACTTCATACATATTTTTCATTAAAATTCCTCAATCACATCCATTAGGTTTGTTAGTTTATATTGAATAAAATAATTCAACATTTTCTGCTTTGTTGCAGGTTTAGTTTCTTCATATGTATTTATAATTTTATCACGGATTTCAACAGGTACCTTCTTGAGGTCAATTAGTGTTGCATTCCGAATAAAATTGGCTTTATCTGTTTCATTGTATTCTTCAACATCTTGCCACAGATACTTTTCCATAATTGCTTTGGTGATTGGTTTCTGTCGTTGGTCACGGACAAAACAATCGGCTGGTGAGAACATATTAGGAATACCGTCACCTTTATCTCCACGGATAATCTTTTCTTTCAAGTCAATCAACGGACTTTCAGACTTCAGGTATTTCTTCAATGCTGGATTGTACTGCTTGATATTACTACCATATTGTTGTAACTGCAAGAAATCTCCGTCACTGGACAAAATCAGGATCTTTTCATGTGGTGCATGACGAGGTACCAAGGTTCCAATGATGTCATCAGCTTCTGCACCTTCCACATCAATCACTTTATAAGGAAAGTTTTCTTTGAGTTCTTGTTTAAACTTGGCCAACAAATCAAATATTTGGTGCCAATCTAAGGCAGATTTTTCACGGGTTTTCTTACGGCCGGCCTTGTAGAATGGAAAGTATTCCTTGCGCCAGTATTTACGGTTGTCACAGCAAAGCACAACTTCACCATATTCATTACGGAAGTTTTTAAGGTGCATACGGAGAATATTTAAAACCATATGTCGGATTAAACCTTCTTCCAACTTAAAGTTCTTTTGATTGGAGATTTGAGCCATTAGTCCGGCTAAAAGGACCTGATTTAGGTCAACGAGAATCATTACGAATCCAATAGTTAAAATTGTACTATATCACACTTCTTGCATTTTGGCAAATGTATTGTTGACAAATTCTTCGGATGTTGTTGTTTTCCTACAAACAATACCAAACCAATTCTCTTTAATCATTCTGGTAATATATTCCACAGGTGCGGTAAGGATACCTTCAAACCTATCCAAGTCAATCATTCCACCTTCTTCATCTTCACGGAAAAGAATGATGTGGTAACAATCACCTAGTTCCGATCCATTTAACTTGGTGCCTCTGTCTTTGTAATTACTCGATTGAACATGAATGTTGTCGGATTCTTCCATGGGTAGAAAGAAGTAACTATCACTATCATTATCCAACACTTCTCGTAGTTCTGCCATTGTAGTCCTTAATATGAGACTTTCTCACTCTGACCATAATCCAGTCATTGTAATACTCATCACTTTCCATTACGTTGTTTGCGAATTGTTCTTTCGCCTCAAGGTAACTACATTCTCCTTTAGACTTGCAAAGATGTAGTATCTCTCGGCGGAATTTATCCTGGCCATACAGTATAACATCTTTTTGAAGTTTGTCACTACTTCCGTAATAAGTTTGCCAGTCTGATGGGACTTTTACTCTTTTCTTCTTACCTTTGACTTGTTTAGTCCTAGAGAACCAGAAAAGTTTCTTACCAATATACTTTTTGTTGTTCTCTAGGTTAGTTATCAGATATACGAATCCGTAACTATCGCCAATTTGGTCTTCTGTGAAATCAGTATCATTATATTGCCAGGTTATTCCCATTTGAGGTCATCTTCATCTAAGTCATCATCCTCTATATATTCTTCGGATAATTCTTCGATGGGATCACCACAAAATGGGCAAAACTCCGGCATTGGTTGTGAAACTAATTCTTGTGTATATTCGACTGTATAAGACGATTCACACTCTAAACATTCTCCAGAAATTACTTTGTTTGTCATTTTTATTCTTCTTATTATGGTTTAACAATTTATTTGGCCCAAACATCGGACCAATCTCCAGTCAAAGCACCTTTAGCATAGTCTGTTGCACGATTCTCAAAGAAATTTGTGTGCGTAGGTGCATTAATCATTTCTTCAACCCAAGGTAATGGATTTTTCTTCACTTTAAAGATACCTTTGAGTGATAGAGAAATCAATCTACGGTCAGCAATGTAACGGATGTATTTCTTAACATCTTCAGCAGTTAGTCCTTCCATTTCACCCATTGCAAATGCTAGGTCGATGAACTTATCTTCTAGTTCAACCATCTTTTCAGCAATGGTGTAAATGCGTGACTTCAATTCATCATTCCAGATTTCTGGATTTTCTTGAATGTAAGTGCGGAACAACTTAATCATGTTCTCAGCGTGTTGTGTCTCATCTACAATAGACCATGTAACAATTTGACCCATGCCTTTCATTTTACCATGACGAGGGAAGTTCAACAACATAATAAATGAACTGAATAGTTGCATACCTTCAGTGAATGCAGAGAATACCGCAATGTGTGTTGCAGTATTTTCTTTTGTGGTATTCTGTGCAGAGATATCCATAACATAGTCATGCTTCTCACGCATTTCAGCATACTCTAAGAATTCGTTGTATGTTGTTTCTGGCAAACCAAGAGTTTCAATCAAGTGTGAGTATGCGGCAACATGTAATGCTTCACGAGCAGCAAAACCCAACAACATCATTCTCATTTCTGGTTGCGGAAAGTATGGTAAATAATTATTAACATAACCACCAGCAACGTCAATGTCACCTTGAGTGAAGAAACGGAAGATATGTGTCAGAAATTTCTTTTCTTCTGGTGTTAGTTTCTTCTTCCAATCTTTAACATCTTCCATCATTGGAACTTCTGTATGAAGCCAATGTGATTGTTCATGTTTCAACCATGCATCGTAAGCCCAAGCATAATTGAATGGTTTGAAATAACTTCTCTCTGAAGTTACATCTTGTTTTGTTTTTTTAATCATGCTGCCCATTCCTTTAGTTGTTGTACAGATAGTACACCTGAAGAACGCTTCAGGATTGTTCCATCTTCTACCATAACTAAAGTTGGAACTGAGCGGATGCCATATTCTATAGCAACGTCAGACATAACATCAATGTCAATGACCTCAATTGGAACATCCAATTCAGCTGACTCTAAATTCATAGCCAAACCCTTACATGGTTGGCACCAAGAAGCTGTGAATCTTAATATTTTTTTCATTTTTTATCCTTAATCTAATTAATGTAATACTATTTTATCAATCTGTCAACAAAATTTAATAATAATTTATGATGACTACCATTATGATAGTGGCCTTTCATCCAACTATATGATTCATACCAATGTGGTTCACTTTCAGGATGACAACCAATTATACCAATGTTATTTTGTATAATGGCCATCGGATCACCGTTCATGTATCTTGCGACTGTTTCAAAATTTCTTTGATCTCCGACAACTGCAAATCCATCGTAAAAGAACATTCTTTCCCGTTTACCGTTCCAGTCAACTTCCAAGTTTTTTGCGTGAGGTCTTCTTGTGTCTGTTCCTGGCCGTCTAATGTACTGAACCGTATCAGAACCAGAAAGTATATCAAAATAATTTGAACCAGCCCAATATCCTCCCATGCAGATGCCGAGATAACTACCTCCGGCATGAACAAAGTTTCGTATGCGATCACCATTATTGGCAAAACACATGTCAAAACTGTTAGCATCACCAAAACCACCAGGGATAGCCACGGCATCCACGTTTTCAAAAAAGTCATCTTCGAGTTCATGTTTAGTAAATAATTTAAATTTATATTTGCCTGACAGAGCATTCATTATACCATTGTCTGATTGTACTGAACAATAAGGTTGATGTACAAACAAGGCAATGGTTTTCATTTATCCCTCACAAGCAATGCAATCATTACCTTGTGCAATTTGTGTCATGTCGATTTCTTTAATGACTTGGCGTTCAATTTTCTTGGACACTTTATCAGCCTTACCAATCTTCTCAGAACGACAGTAGTACAATGTTTTCAATCCTTTTTTCCATGCCATAAAATGAATAGCATGAACATATTTAATGTTAGCATCTGGACGGAAGAACAAGTTTAGTGATTGAGCTTGGTCAATATACACTTGTCTATCTGCGGCCAAATCAATAACCCAACGTTGGTCAATTTCCATCGATGTTTTGAATACTGCCTTCTCATCATCACTTAGAATATCCAAGTGTTGAACTGAACCATCGTTAGCAATAATACTAGACCAAGTGTCGGCGTATGTACCAGAATGCAGTCCTTCAGGTAAATTAAGTTTTTGTTTGATTAGTTTATCCAACCAACGATTCTTATTTAAAAATGAGCCCGATAAAGTGTCCTGACGGTAAGCATTAGCACGATAAGGCTCAACACTAGGGCTAGTATTTCCCAAGATGATAGACGAAGAAGCATTTGGAGCAATAGCCATAATATGACTAAAACGCTTGCCAGTGCCCCTAGCATCGGGAGCCTCCCCTCTTTCTTTACCCAATTCAAGATTCGCTTCATCTAAACCTCCTCTAATAGATTTAAACATTTTGTTATTAGCAACCTTGGCCATTACACCCTCGAATGCAATTCCGTTCTTTTGTAGATATGCATGAAAACCGAGGGCACCAATACCAATAGACCGTTCCATAGTAGCTGAATATCTTGCTCGTGATACGCTATCAGGAGCATTATCAATGAAATACTGTAGAACGTTATCAAGCATCTCAGCAACGTCCCGAAGAAAGGTTGGATGATCTTTCCAAGCATCATAAGTCTCCAAGTTTAAAGAAGATAGGCAACACACTGCTGTACGATCTTTATCTGTAGGTAGTATAATCTCAGAACACAGATTAGATTGATGTACCTTCAATCCTTTATCTTTTAGGTGTTGTGGTAACATTCTATTACTGGTATCAATATAGTGAATGTATGGTTCACCTGTATGCATACGCAATTCAAGAATTTGTTGCCACAAATGTTTTGCGGATACAGTTTCACGTACTTCTTTACTGTATGGGTCAACTAGATTCCATGAATCATCAGCATTTGGATCCAACATGCACTTCTCAATAATTTGCATGAAGTCATCAGTGATGTTGATGCCGTGGTGTAAGTTCAGGCAACGTACATTTGGGTCGCCTGTTGGTTTACGCATTTCTAGGAATGGAATAATGTCAGGATGACTAATATCGAGGTAAGCAGCATAAGAACCACGGCGAGTCCTGCCTTGACGATATGCCAGACTAGAGGCATCGTATATCTTGAGGTGTGGCATAACACCAGTAGATTTATCATCCGCCGAACGTATACCAAAGCCGATGCCAACACCACCACCAAACATAGACAACCAATTAGTTTCAGAAAGATTATCAACTAGGCCCTCCGCTGTGTCTTCAATATAGTTAAGAAAGCATGAAATAGGTAGACCACGCTTACTACGGCCGTAGCTAAGAATTGGAGTACTATAACTGAGCCAATGATTAGAGGCGTAATCATACAAACGCTGAGAATGTTCTGGATTAGAACCAAAAGATGACGAAACATATGCAAACCTTTGTTGTGGTGAAGTTTCATCTTCACGCATGTACGATTCTTTTAATCGTTTTATACCCAATTCATCAAATAGCTTATCACGTTCTAAGTCTATCTTAATGCCCATGTATTCCATATTATTCCTTATTATTATTTTAAAAATTGCTTCAGTTCTGGTGGTGTCCAACCTTCTGGTTTCAACACTTTACCGTCTTCTCTTTTATTCACTTTGCCTGTCTCTGGATTAATCTTAGCCAAGTTGGAACGTGCAACTTCATTCCATGCACCTTCTACATCCCAACCTCTCATATAACAATAACCTAGAATGACCCAAATCATATCCATACAAGCATCAAGTTCATCTACATCATAATCTGCATCTAAAAATTCGCCATACTCTTCCGTAATTAACTTGGTGTAAAGGCCTGCGTTTTGACTTGTCTTCTCTTGGTCACACGATTGAATAAATTTTACTACATCATTATACATTGATAAATTCCTTAATCATTGGGAAAACTGTTTCAATCACATCAGCACATGCCAATGCTACTTCTTGATGTTCTTTTTGTGTACCGTTTGCGCTTCGGAGTTGTATATAGTGAACCCAAGACCGCAAGGTTCCTGCCATATACATGCGTGATTTTGTCATGCCTTCTGGTAGAACTGCACGTGCTTGTTCTTTAGCAATTCCTTTATCCAAAGCAAACTGATAAGCATTTTGGCACTTTTCAATAACTTCTTTTTGGTAATTTTGCCACCAAGTGTGTAAGGCCAGGTTATCTGTCTCAATACTGTTTTGACGATTCTTAGTGTCCTGTAGTCTAGCCTCACGCAACTCAAATCCAAGTTGTGATGCATCAGCATAACGTTGGCTAAACTCTTGGAAAGAGAAAGAACGGTGACGTAGAATTTGTCGTGCAATGTCTCTTGTCGTTTCAATTTCCAAAGTCAAGGAAACCATCTCCAATGGCGACCAATGTTGATTCTTAATCAAGTATCGCACCAACTTTTCGGATGTCTCCTTGTTGTTTTGGTTCTCTGGATTAGACACTCTTGCTGCATAAGCAATCTGGTCTAACAAGCTGGTCTTGGATGGTACATCTACACCCATGATATTCTCAAAAGGACCTTGAGAATAATTAATCAATTTTACATTCATACTATACTTTCTTCCAGTTTACAAATTCCATTTTTGCACGTAAGTTTACAAACGTGTTTTTCTCCATTATATCATGTAATTCTTCAATGTCAAATCCTGTCAAAAGCATGTCATTAACATCTTTGTCAGTAATCATAGGAGGCCAAATAATCACGTTGAAGTGGTTATCGATGGCCTTTTCCATCAACTTTACAATTTCTTTATTTCTTGGTTCATTATCGTAGACCAATACCAGTTTTGATTTGTCCAAGAATTCTGCTGCCGATTCCAACGAACTACTTGCAACTGCAACGGCATTCTTGATAAACATTGAATCAATCGGTCCTTCAAAGACATAAATCTTCTCTTGTTCGTTAACACGGTCTATACCAAACATGCGTGGACCTTCGTCCGTTAGTTTAATTGTGATGTAACGTATCTTTGACTCACCTAGAGCACGACCTTGAAACCCTGTGATGTTTCCTTCTTTGTCGTGAAACGGAATAACAAGTCGTTTGTCACCAGCAATAATATCTTTCTCAATACCAAACGAATCAACCAAAGCCTTGAAATCTTCAGCGTAGTATAAGTTACCATACATGGATGTAGGAATCACACGGTTAATTACATACTGTTTGGCAAAATGTTCATCAGGCAATTCAGATATTTTAGGTAGGTCTAGACTTTTCTTGAAGGTGGGTTTAACTGTCAATTCTGAGAATGTAGGTTCAGGAGAGTTTGTGTTGGCTGATGCCTTGTATAGTTCTAGAGAGTATTGTTCTAGAAGGTTGGTATCAACTTGTTTGAGGAAGTTATAAAACGAGGTAGATGCACCACAGTTATGGCACATGTAGAAGTAGTTGTTACCTTTTCGGTAAATATAACCACGACATTTCGATTTGTTTTTTTGGGAATCTCCACACAGAGGACACCGAAAATTATAGAGGTCTTCTTTCTTTTTAGAAAACCTCAGTAATTTTGGCGACACTTGGAGGAGGAAACTACGATCAATGTATACGCTCATAATATAAAAAAGAGAAAATTATCCGAACAGACTTCTCAGTGTATCAGGTTTGACATGAGAAATCAACCATGACATTACAAGTATACCACCCGCAACCATCCACTTCCATTGCAGAAGCTTATCTAAGGATTCTTTTTCTTTAGTGTTGTGGTCCTGCATTTCTTTACGGAGAAGCTTAATTTCATCCAGTAAAGTTTTTTCGGTATCCTGGACCTTGTCTAATACCGCATCTATACGACCATGCAATTCATTAATGTCGCCGTTGGTTTCAAGTCTTCTCTTATCCATATCATCATACACCTTTGCAATGTGTCGGTCGTGCTGATCCACAAGTTTTTCCATAACTTTGTCCATCTTATTACACAGTTCTGTTATGGTTGACACTTGAGACTTTAAAACACCAACGTCAACATGAATTGAATCTTCAACCATTATTTTTTGTCAGGGATTTTGGTACCATCTAGTTTTTTGTGGATGGTAATTGTTTTGCAGACTTCTTTTTCTTTTTGTGTCTTAGCATCTTTAGTGGTTTCGCAAACCTTTTTGGTTTCGGCTTGAACTGCGCCAACTGCCATTAAAGATAAAGAAAGGGCTAGAATAATTGATTTCATTTTGGTTCCTTAGATTTCAGGTTGTGGAGCTGGAGGGGGAGCAAGCTTACCACCAAATCCAACTACCACATCTGAAGATGGAACACCGGCATTATCTGATGAAACTGGTGCTGTTGGCAAGGGGGTAACTGGTACAATTGGTCTTGGTATTGGCGCAGATACTGGAGGTGCTGTAAACACAGGTTGTGAAACGGGTGCTGCCAATGGCGCTGGTGAGACTGGTGTTGGTCTGTTTGCTGCATCTAATGCCTTTGCTTTTAGGTCTTTGTCGTTACCGGCCAACATAATACCTGACAATGTACCTGTCAAGAAAGTGGCAATTGGTATAATCATTTCAAAGAACTTCTGGTCAATAGGGCTGATAGCGTTTAACGGCTGTGTAATAAAGATGATAGAATAAAGCACAACAAAAACAATACCTGTCAAGGTCAATGCTAGACAGATACCGATGAAGAACTTCAGACGAGCCATTAGCTGGTCTTCGGTGTATAGGAATTGTTCGTTATTTTCCACAGTTAACTCCTTGCGGCGGTTTTCCTGCTGTTGGTGTTTGGTTGACTGGTGTAGCTGGTTCAGGCGCAGGCGGACCCAATCTCGGATCACGCTGACCTTTGAAGATATGTTCCGGACAAGTCCTTGTGACATCACATATAGGCGGTTTACATTCCTCTTTATCCCAGTTCTTAGGATCCTGACAAGGGTAACGAAACTTATCACCCCCACACATAGCAAGAGTAAGTGGTAGTATGAGTAAGATTGCGGCATAAGCAAATAGTTTTTTGTCGTGCATGTTACGCTCCTAGAACGGCCATAACATGATTATAATGTTTAATACGGTCATCAAGACCAATAGTGCCACCATTGATACGTTTAGTCAATGTAATCATATCATTCTTATCAGCCCATTGGTTTAGGTTATTAGTTTCCCAGAACCAACATGCTGATTGTGCAGCACCCTCAAATGTTTGCATATACTCAGCTGCTTCTTCTGGTGATATACCAATACTTGCAGCAAACCAGAAATAATTGTCTTTACCTGTAGTCTGAATTAGACCACGACCACAGTAACGGTAACCATCACCAGACGCTTCATCGCCGTTACCCATACGGTTGGCGTAAACACGGTTGGCAATCGCTTCCTGTTTGTTAGGCATACTCGCATATTGATTTGCAAGTTCGTCTGTAGGAAAATACTTTGGAAAAATCTTACGTAGAGTTGCCGCTTTGTAATTTAGATTCTCTTTCAATGCGGTGAATTCAGCAGACTCATGGGCACACTGAGCCAAGAACGCAGCGATACGTTGTGGTGTATCGATCTGGTAATCTGGCAATAATTGTTCTAACGCAGAATACCAATGGTCAATGTATTGATTCTTTGGTAGAATTTGTTTTAGTTGTGCTTTTGAAAGTTGCATTACTTAACCTCATCAAAAATCTTCTTTTGACTGTTGTACCAATCTATCCATGCATCAACTTTAGAAGAGCATTGGTGGTATAATGTATAATTATTTACAACTGTTTTTGCCACATCACTGAGTTTGGCCTCGTCAGATAACTTATTTAGTTCTTCACAATTTGTCTTTAATTCAACAGGTGCTTCTGGAAATTTTACGGTCACAGGAACAACAGTTGAACAACCAGTGAGTAGAATTAGTGATAATAGTGTATATTTCATTTCTCAGCCGCCTTGTTCAACACTTCAATAAATTCTTTTGGTATTGTGCATTGATTGTCATACTTGACTATTTCACGGTCAACAAATTTGACAATATCATCACCTTTTTCACGATAGTATTCTCTCTTGGTGACAAACTTGGTCACAACCGTCTGGTTTGCTTCTTTTGACTTTTCTTCTGCGACTGCAACCTTGGCTTCCATTTCTTTTACTCTTGCAATCCAAACACTCTCATTATAACTTGCACCAGACATAAAAGTTCCAATTACGACAAGTAATATGGAACCTATTTGTACTGGAGTTTTGTAAAGTGATAGACCAGGAAGAAATTTTATCAAATAGGATGCGGCATAACCAATTACACCTATTAATAAAACTGCATAAAAAAACCAATCAGGAAGCCATTTTAATATCCACATTTTTACACCTTTGGTGGTTTTCTAGAACCCATTCCCATCATTATGGGGTTGTGTGCCTTCTTTTTCTTTAGATAAACACCAGGTTCACCAGACTTACTGCCTGGTGGTTGACCCATGCCTGCAACAGCACCACTACTTGTTACGTTTGTTGGACCTGCTGATACAGCTCCAGCACCCATACCGTCTTCTTTGACGAATTGTTTAAAACGTTTCATTAGCAGTTCCATTTTCTTAGTGCTAGCGCTTTGCGAGTTGGTTTACCGTCCTTCTTCATAGGACCTTTCATACCACCCATTCTAGCACAGAAAGATTTACGGCGATTAGCTGCCTTAGAACCTTTTTTAAGTTTTGATGGAGGTGTTGTAACCGCCATCTTTAGTTTTGAACCTGGATTCTCTCTACGATATGATGCAACACCTTTGCGATTCAAACCACCCTTAGGGTCTTTACCTTCTTTACGGCGCCATGCGGCAGACTCATAAAGTTCTTCATCCGAAACGTCTTCTAGGTCTTCCCAAATTTGTTCAGGATCGATGTTATGTGTCTCTGCAATCTCCATGACCAGTTCTTCAACGATGTCAAACATTGCATCTGGATTGTGTTCTTCTTTAAGTTCACTACGCATGTAATTGGCAACAGTCATGATGTAGTCTTCTGCCAATGTAATTTTAGATTCAACCCATTCAGGTAAGTCCGTTTTGTCACCAATCAAGTCCATCATCTCTTGTGCATTGTGCATGATGGTACGTAATTGATTGATGGCCATGTATGGATCAGAGTATTCTGGATCTTTTTCTTCCATTACACCTTTCTTCTTCAATGTGTTAGGATGTGCTAGACCTTTTTTGACTTTTTCTGCCTGACTCATCTTATCAACTTGCTTGCCAAGTTTGGTATCAACATCATACCAAGTCTGTGGGTGTGGTTTTTTATTGCCTTCCGTCACATCTTCAACTTCTTCCGGTACACAATTTGGAACTGTACGTCCACCTTTTTGTTTTGTACCAACAGGATGGTATCCAGTCCAGCATGGATTACTGGTTCTCAAAGATTTCTTTTTTTCTTCTTCTCTGATTTGTTTGAAACTTTTCATATCTTCCTCAGTATATCTGCGACTTTCATGTCCACTGGAATTACGTCCGTTATTATATTCTTACCTTTAATACCTTTAACGACTTCAGGTAATATGTTTAGATACAATAAGAAAGTCTTGAGTACATCATAGTCTTTCTCATCTATTCTAAAAAACAATATTCTTGCCGTTGCTTCAACACCAAATACATTGTTCAATAATATAATGTGATTAAGTATCAACCTTTCTTTCAGGTTCTTAGTCACCTTATATCTGCGAAGGAGCCTTTTGAGATACTTAGTTCTTTTCAAGTCTCCTTCAAATTCCGACATAAGACAACTAGTGGATGTGTAACACTTAACCGCATACATCACAAAATTGTCTTCATTCAAATCATCAAACATAATGTTGGGGCAAAAGCCCCATCCTTATTATAGACCAGTGAATGCTTGTCCCCAGCTTGTATTGCCGGAGTTAGTATTGGAAGCAACTGGACTGGCCAAAGCAACCAATGTTTCATTGATGTAACGAACTGTTCCATCATTGTTGGTTTTCTTTTGGATGTGAACCCAACCTGGATTAACACTACCGAAAGCAACAGTGCTGTTTGCTAGACGAGTTGGTGTTACCAAAATTGTGTCTGCACCATATGTTTTAGTCATTGTTTTGTTTGTGTTATAAACAATAGCTTTGTCAAACTCAACGCCATAACCTGCACTTACAGTATTAAATAATGCTGTACCTAAAGTGATTGTATTACCACTTGTGGAAGCAACAGTTGTGTTAGAAGCAAAGAAACCTGGAACACCATTACCTGCTGTACCACCTGGAGTTCCAAATCCGTTTGCCCAGAAATAGACATATTGACCGGCGGTTATACCAATATTGGCTACGTTATTTAATCCACCATCATTGTAAGAAACTTGGATGATTGTATTACCTGCGGTATTGCCGGTAAGAATGTAAAGCTGAACGTTTTCTCTTGTTTCACGTTCAACATCCATTTTTGGTTTGCTGATGTGTTTGTCGTTATTTGACCATGCTGACATTTTTATATCTCCTTGAAGGGTAATCTACCTATTTATTGAATTGATTTTTTGCCTGTGTTTGTGGCAATATAGTCTGGTTGTTTGCCACGATTTTTCATCATTGGATCAATTTCAATCGTGTCTCGTTTCTCACCAGTGAGAGTAGTTCCACCTTTTAGAACCATTCGAGCATTGGTTCCTTTTTCATCATCATCGTTAACCTCTTGTTTTTTAACCACTTTTGGTGGTTTAACATTAGTACCTGGACCCTTATCGTCTTTTTCATGGTCATACATGTCTTCTTTTAATCTATGTTTTGCATAGATTTCTTTGACCATTTTGGCAGCCTTAGATTTCTTAGGTGCAACATCGTTGGTTGTATTTGCACCATCAAATGGAGATTGAGTGGCGCATTGTGGATCATTGATGTTATCTTCTTGTCTTAACCCAGTTTTTGCTGGACTATGCACAGTTTTGATTATACCATCTTGTGCAGCCTTATTCAATTGGTGTGCTCTTTTACGGGTTGGTGAATCTGAAACGTGTGAACGAATTTTTTTAACTGAAATTGGATCAGTTTCTTCTTTCACGGATGACTTTTTACCTTTTGCGGCTTCTTCTGGAGAATCATGGAATGTGGTAGTCTTGGTTGGATGTGAAGAACTGCCACCGGCAGCAAAATACTTACCAGTTTCACCATGCTTCATAATGTTGGCATGTTTGGTGCCATTTGAATGCCATGAGTGACCAACAAGTGTATGTCCTGCGCTTGTTTTAGAAGGTTTACCATGAGCCGGCTCGTAAGTTACGCCTTCATCGATAGTATCCTCTTCATAAATGCCGTGGTCACGTTTCCACTTATCAAACTCACCAGTCTTTGCTTGACCAACTCTTTGGTTTTTGCTTACATAATTGATATTGTAACCTTTAGCTTTGTAAAACTTGGATAATAAGTCTGCTCGGCGTGAGGTCACATTTTCTGGAATTTGAAGGCCGCCACCTGCACCGGTGGCAGACCATGGATCACTTGGGTCCACATTTCCTTTGGAAGGTGGTGCAGATTGTTTTGCAACACCTTTCACCACATCCTTCATTTTAGTCATGTTTCTTTTCCTCTGAAGTTCCTAGTTTGCCCATAACTTCGGTTCTAATTTTTTTAAAAGATTTGTGTGCCAATTCTTTTGCAAGTTTCATTGGTGTTCTTTCTTCTTCCTCAACATTCAACTTAACTTTGTAAGAAAGTGGTTTGTTGTGATAATCAGCAGGAACTTTTACACGACCTTTTAACGTATCAACAGTTTTGGTTTTCATGTTTTCGGTTGGATCGATATGCACATCCTCTTCTTCGCTCATTGTGCTGATACCACCAAGGTTTTCATGTTTCATTGCTTGTTTTGTAGCAGTTGCGTACATCACATTCTTAGCACGATCACCATAACGTGATTTGAATCCTGCCAAACCTTTTTTCATAGATTTGACAATCTTTTCACGCTTTTCTTTTTCACCACTAGTCATGTGGCGTTCTTCTTCCTCTTTGTGCATCTTGTCAACGTGTTTACCGACTTCTTTGTCAGCAATTTTCTTTGCTTGTGGTGGTGTTACACAATCACCTTCTTCTGTCATCTTGTGAGCAGACAAATGAGTTTCTTTTTCTTCTTCTTTCTTCAAGGCAGAAGGTTTAACCATTTTTTTAACAAGTGCTTTGTCTTCTTTCTCATCCGGATGAGATTCTTCCTTAACTGCTTTTTTGGTGTATACATCACCAGTAGAAGTTTTCTTGTGCTCATGTCCAGTCAACTCACCTTTTTTCTTAGGCAATTGGCTCATGTATTTACCTTTTAGAACGTCAAAAGGATTAGAAGATTTCTTCTCATCTTCTTCTCTAACATCAGCAGAATGACCTTTTGCAGCAGCTTTATCATCTTTTTTCTTTGCAATTTCTCCACCAATTTTTTCTGGAGGAACCATACCTTCAGAGTGGTGTTTTGCGGTCACTGGATATCTTTTACCTTGAAATTCAAAGTGGGATTGATTTGCTCTTTTAGCAGCATGTGCAGCCTTATGAAAACCAGTTTCGTCTAATTCTGGTTCTAAAAGCATCTTTTTCTTTTCATCAGCTTCCATGATTGCTCTGGTTGCATCAACCAATGATTGTGGTACTAGAGATTTAGTAAACATTATTTTGCTCCTGTTTTATTTTTGATCCAGTTGTCTGGTGTTTTTCCGTGTTTATCTTTAAAGTGATTATGTAACTCTTTACCTGTAACCTTGTGTTTCTTAGAAATAGTCAACATTAATTGATTAATTGTATCATAATCGTGGTCTTTCAATTCATTCAATCCTTTTTCCAGTTCTGCAACATGGTCTTCTTTAATCTTTTTCTTTTTAATTGTTATACCTGATTGGCCAAACTTTTCTGATGGCTTAACAAAGTCTTCCTTATTACCAGCACCACCAAGAGTGCCACCTACACCAGAATCTCCTTGACCAAAATCAAAGATTGATTCCTTAAACTTTTTCAACTTTTTATTCTTTTCTGCTAGTGGATTTGGGTTTACGTTTCTTGGTTGACCAGCAAAATTTGCAACATCATCGTTGCTAAATTCTCTTTCCTCACGGTATGTAGAATCTCCTAAACCTGAACTAGCAGCAGCACTTTGTCCTGCTGCTCTTGAGTTTGTTGTTGGTCCGATTCCACCAACGTCAGCAATCTTTGCGGAACTTAAAGACTTGTCACCAAATTTCTTTCTTTTGATTGTGTCTGCGTCTTTATTGAAGTTGTCTACTTTTGGTTCTGGTTGTTTAACTAATACAGGACCTTTATCTTCAGTATATGTGCTACCGCCACCAATTTTAGGTGTATAACCTCCATTAGGTTTGATATCACCATCTCTCACATCATCTCTACGACCTAGTTTTGCTGCAAATTGCATAACTGGACTATTGTTATCTTTCAATACATTTAAACCTTTAGATGTAAGGTTTGACTTTTGAATAGACTTTGCACCAACTTTAGATTCATAGATTTGCAAGAATTTATTTGCACTTGTGTAGTGTATTGAACCGTTGTCCAAGAATTTTGTTGTTTCTGTAAACAAGTCAGCAATATCACTAACTTTTTCTTCTAGGTCTCCAGTGTTGTCGAAGCGAGAGAAACTTTCAAACAATTCGGAAAAATGTGTAATATTCTTTTGTGCTTCTGTCCAACGGGTATGACGAATGGATTCTACCATCATTCTAGACAATAAGGTGTTTCTTTCTTGGCTCACTTGGTCTGTTGTGTCAACAAATACCATCATGGTTTTGTAACCCAATTCTTCCAATTCTTCTTTGATTTGAGAAATCTTTTCATAATCATCAGCAGGACCATTAATGATAAGTGGACCACGTTGACGAATTGCTTCCATCTTAGGATTCATAGAACGCATGGCCAATTTGTGCTTGTCGTTCATAATGTCCATAACTTGTTGGAAGTTTAATTCTACAATGTTTTGTTCTGCAATACACTCACGGATAACAACATCTTTACCAGAACCAGGACCACCAGTAACAAAGATTGCTTTACCTTGTCCACGATTGGTAGATTCATGCAATCCCATGCCTTTAGTTACATCATGAAACAATTCTGTTGCATGTTCTGGATGTTTCTGAATGTTTGTTGGTAGATTCTTTTTGAATTCTTTGAAGTTACCAGTTTTGACATGGTTACGCATGTCAGTACCTGATATACCAGGTTTACGTTCACCAGTTGATTGTTGTTCGATATGGTCAAACTTAAAGTATCCGTGACGACCTTCTACACCATTATACTTTTTCAAGAGGTGATAATTTGCTGATGCATCTTCACCGGATGCAACGATGGCGTGGGTGTAACCTTTTTTATGCATCAATGCAGCATGGTGCAATAGTCCTGGTGCTTCTTTTGTAGCAGGAACAATGTTTGCATCTGGAAAAGCACGCTTGATGTGCTTCATTTTCGTCTTAATGTCAAGTGGGTTTTTCTTGGCATCATGAGCATGTGAAGCCACAATAATGTGGTCTGCGTGGTTCTTTTTAGCCAAATCTTGAATACCTTTGACATTTTCCTCATGACCCTTAGTTGGTGGATTCATGCGGCCAATTGCCAGGACAATCGACTTGGTCTTTTCTTCTACTAATTGTCTAAAGGATTTCATCGTGGTCTTGCCAAAAAGTTAAGTCTGTTGAATTCTTGTCTATCATTTAGTTTAGAAACTTTACCTTTGTGTGTTGCAACGAAACCTTCTGGTTTAACTGATGCATCACCAACTGTATGTTCTAAGCCACCTGTATGTCTTGCTAAAACGTGAACCAAAGAATTTTTTGCTTGTTGCAAGTGATGATGCATTTTAAAGAAGTTCTCATAGTGTTGTGTATTGTTATCAATATGTTCAACGTGAGCTTTCTTTTCTGCTTCTTTTCTAGCAATCGCAGCAGGAGTTTTTACTTTAGCAATATCTTTGTCATATTTAGCTTCGATAGATTTCTTTAGTCCACCAACACTTGGTTTTTCACCAGTTCTAATAGTTTGGTTAATATGTGTCTCAATAGGACCACCAGCATTTCGGTGTGGCTCTGTGGCTGCATACATTTGTTTACCATGCAGATCATGTAGAGCTTGTGCTGATGCCAAATGGTGATGGTATTGCTCATCATCATGTTTGGACATCATAACTTTAGATGTGTCATGACCGGGTTCTCTATGATAGACATCCGGATGGTTTTTAAAACCAGACAAATCTGGATGAAAATCTGCTTTCATGTCCGCTAAGGTTTTACCATGATATTGTGTGTGCGTATAAACACCAATCTTGGCTTTACGAATCTTTTTACCTTCTTCAGACTCTTTAGGTGCAGAATAATTGATTGTGTTTGGTTTGAAGTGAACTCTACCGTCATGTTCAGTCTTATCACCATGGCCAAACATCATATCACCTTGATAAACACCAGTTTTAGGTGTAACTTTAGGTAGATGATGTAATGCGTCTTTTAGTTTAGCGACCAGACCTGGAGCATGTCCATGGTTTAATTCGATGTCTTTTTCTGAGTAATTAACTTTTGGGTTTACATTAAAAGCAGATTTGGAAGCAACAAAAAACTTACCGGTTTCTGGATGGTGACCGTATACGATACTTGGTGAACCATCGTGTTTCATAGTCAAAGTAGGATCATTTTTGCCTGCTTTGATGTGTTTCCTAACTTGATTCAATACTCCAACCGCATGGTCAAATCCTTCTGAACCACCATGGATAGCATGATCTTCCACATGCGTAATGTGTTTCAGCTTGGACTCGTCAGCTTCCTCTTTAAGTAGAGATTTAAAAGTTCTCATGTTTACCTTTAGACATTGCAATACACTATGATTGCCATGAGGGTATTTATATAACTTTTTAGTTTATAACCCTAAACTGTCGAGAGTTTGGGTTCGATACATAGTCAATAATTTTCAACTTGGCCATTGCCTGCC